TCTGTTGAAGATAAGGTACTCATTGATGTACTTGTCATGGTGCGCCTAACCGAGCACTCTAATGTGGGTAAGTTAGGTCTTACTCCATCTATTATACGTAGATACGGAATAGATTCAGGTGCGTATGACATAGAAACAAAAGCTGTTATAACAAAAAATGGATGGGGAGAAGACTTTTCCCTAGCCCCTCCGTCTATCTTAGGCCCGTATTGCGAGAAGGATGTTTACTGGACGTGGAGACTATACGTTGATTGTCTAGATGAAATACGAGATACCAAACAGATGGGTATCTGGTCGCTAATGTTAGAGTCAACTAAGGCTTTATTAGAAATAGAGCGACCGGGAATTAACGTAGACGTGGAATTAGCCCAAGAACTAAAGTTACGTATAGAAACTCGTATGGAAGAGATTCAGGCGATTCTTTTTGAAGATGCTGAAAAAGAGTTTAATATTAATTCCGGTCCTGATATTAGTAAAATAATGAATCCTAGGGGTCTTCATTCTCCTGTGCTTACGCCAAAGTGTAAGAACGGGGATTGTTCGCACCAATCTTTAGGAGAGCCTCATACAGAATCTTGGGCAGAAGATGCTTTAGTTCAGATAGACTCCCCATTTACAGGGCTGGTAAAGCAGTACAGAACGTTATCTAAGTTGAAAAATACCTACCTAGAGCCGTATCTACACGACTCAACGATACACTCTACGTTTTCTAATTGGCAAGCTGGTACAGGTAGGCTATCGTCGCTTAATCCTAACCTGCAAAATATACCGGCGAGTGTTACTTATATTACAGAAAAGAAGTTGGAAACCCCCGAGGACTTTAATGTGGTAAGGGAACGTGTAAAGGCGGTTGCCTTGAACAAGGGCAAGATTGAAAAGCTTCCCACGTTATCAGATGCCACCTTACAGGCGTGGTCATATTTAGGCGGGGATAAGATGATCGGGGAGGGGGGCGAATGTCATGTTAGGCAACTCATAACTCCCCGACCGGGCTACAAGCTGGTTTCTATGGATTACTCTCAGATGGAAGTACGTATGCTTTTGTATTACCTAAATACTACTGAAGCCACTGCTTTATTGAATAAACCTAATGTGGACTTTCATTCAGAAAATGCAGTTATTGCGTATGGGATTGATCAAGAACATCCAGATTTCTCGTTTTATCGACAACTTGTAAAGACCATCACCTTTGGGGTTCTTTATGGTATGGGAGAGAAGAAGCTGGCTATGACATTACAGATAGCCAGAACAAAGGCAAGGGAATACAAGAACAACTTCATAGAACGCATGCCGGGGTTCAAAGCGTTCAAGACTAATGTAGAACGATCTATTGAGCGTACTGGCACAGTGAGGAATAAATATGGGCGTTTATACCAGATAAATAAGGATAATGCGTATAAGGGCATCAATTTTTTGATTCAAGGGACTTCCGCAGAAGTAGTGACTGAACGCTTCATTGAATGTGTCAAGTACCTGAAAGATAAACCGTCAAGGCTACTTATCCAAGTTCACGATGAGTTGGTCTTTGAAATACATGAGAGTGAATACCATGAGGTCGTGGGCGACCTAAAGGATATCATGGAACAAAACTCATTGGGTTTGACACTACAAGTAGATATAGAAGTGGCTAATCCGTCATGGGCAGAAAAGGTGGAATACGCCCCGCAGAGTATTGACGAACCCACTACGAATTTGTTACAATTTATAGAGTAATTACTCACAAGGAAGGAGTGCATGATGAAAGTATCACAGAACATGGCTTTTACAGTTAATCTGGGCAACTATCAATCTGCAAAAGTAGAAGTCGGTATTCATGATATTGATACCGATGGAGACGTGGAAAAACAAATAGCTGAAGCAAAAGAGACCTTTGACAAGGTTTTCATAGAGGTTTACAAAAAGGTTCAGCAAGAGGTGTCTTACATAATGAAAGAGCAGGAATAAAAATATGGCAGTAAATGAAATGACAAGAGCCACAGTATTACAGGCTGTGCTAGCAGAACGAGAACGACAGGATGGTAAGTGGGGTGATCAGACCCAAAATTCCGATGAACAGTGGACAGTTATCCTCACTGAAGAATTAGGAGAGGTAGCTAGAGAGGTGTATGAAAAACGAAGTGCTGGTATGTTTGAAGAAGTTATACAATGTGCAGCAGTGTGCATGGCATGGGGAGAAGCATATTTGAACAGGAATTCCATTGCCGAAGCGTAAATCAATCACTAAAGTCCCAAACTCTGATCAATTATTCAAAGGATTACTTGACGACAAGGAATTAGGTTTCCTCGCAGGAGACGATCAATTCTTTACTTATGACCGTATCCCCTTTGGAATCCCTCAGCTAGATAAGATTACAAACGGGGGAATACCCGCTAAGAAAATGTTCCTTATGTTTGGGGGGTGGTCATCAGGTAAAAGTTACTTGATGCTATGTTTAATCAGACAGGTGCAACAACGTGGTGGCACAGCAGCGGTTATTGACACAGAACTATCATGGGACGCTGAGTGGGCTAGTGTGAATAAGGTAGACCCCAGTAAAGTTCTAGTACTTCCTGCACTCAATGCAGAGCAAGCGTATGAAGGAATATACGCATGTTTAAAGGCAGGGATTACGTTGGTAGGAGTAGATAGTATTGCAGGACTCATACCTACATCCATAACAGAAGATGATGATATATTTAACTATAACCCTATGGCGTGGCAAGCACGTTCATGGAATCAAGCTATAGTTAGATTTTTCCCGATGCTTCGTTATGGGTCAACCCTAGTAGCCATCAATCAGGTTAGAGGTAGTATGGGACCTGTATCAGCCATAGAAACCATGCCGGGTGGTAAAGGACAGCAGTTCTTTGCTCACGGTGTGCTTGAGACCCGTAGAGGGGCTTACATCAAAGAAGGACAGCATCGGGTAGGTTTTGATATCAATGCGTCTTTACTGAAAGATAAGTTCGGTGGAGAGCGTTGGGAGCAGGTGGACATACCCTTTAGGTTAGAAGGCGGGATAGATGAAGTAGAGACTTACCTCAAAGAAGCGTTGAACGCAGGACTAATCACTAATAAAGGAGCGTGGTATTATAGCGACTATTTTGCTACGGATTCCATACAGGGTTGGGCTAATGTAAGAGATTACTTCAATCTCGATACAGATGCATTTGGGTCTATCAGACTTGCCCTACCGTAACCACACCCCACAAGAAAAGCTAGTTAGGAAGGTACTAGAGGAAAATGGCTTGTTGTATCAGTATCAAGTGGATATAGGGCAATACACCGTAGACTTCTATTTACCGGAACTGGAAGTGATTGTGGAGGCTGATGGAGTTTTTGGGCATCTAAAGAAAAGGGATAAGCAGCGTGATTCTATGTTAGCTGCAATGGGATATCAAAAAGTTTGGCATCTCAAGGAAACGACTATATCAGGACTCAGGGATGAGTTCAACGTACTTATGGAAAGTGCGAAGGAGTATTATGCCGGGACTGGGACAGATAGAGACGAACAGCCTTCCTAAAAAGGGTAAGGTACATAAGAGTCAGATACTTACAAGGGCGCTAAATAAGGTCATAGGTTACACATCACGAGCCAGTAGACCTAAGTTCTTCTACCCCTCTGCATTAAAGCTAGAGTGTAAGAAATCGCTATGGTATCACTACTGGGGAGTAGACTCAAAAGGAGACCCACTACCCCTTCAGGAGATTGATCCTTTGTTAGCTAGAGTGTTTTCTACAGGAAATTCTTTTGAGGACAGGTTCATAAAGTATTTGAAATCTGCCAAGTTATACCTAGCCGACGAAAAAAGTTTCTTAGTTACTTCCCCTATTCCGGTTTCCGGTAGAATAGACTTTGTTATTAATTTCAAGGAAAAGAATTGGATAGTGGAGTTAAAAACTATCAACTCTAAGGGGTTTGATAAGTTAAAAGCTCCGAAGCCTGAGCATATAATGCAGGTTCAATGTTATTTAAACAACACTGAATATGAGGAGGCTTTTATAGTTTACGAGAATAAAGACAACCAAACTTGGAAAGAGTATAGATTAGAGCGTGACACCGATTTGTGGGGGAAGATGGTAGAGATGTGTCAAGCAGTTATGTCTGAAGAAGTCTTACCGGAAGACTGGAAATGTACCGGACCCCCATGGTGTGTATGCAAAGGAGTTGACCAATGAAAAAACGATGGAACGCAGCGGATGCCCTAACTAAAGCTAAATCCTACATGGATACTTTAGAGATACCTGAGTTTGTAACTGGGTTTGAGTCGGGGGACTACAAGGCTCCCACCTTCAAAGATTTGATTACAGCTACTCCTGACCAGATTGGCAAGTATCTCATTTACTTTGGGGCGTACAGAGCCTTACTTGAGCAACATGTGGCTGACTTAGAATCACGGAAGGGGGCTATGACTGCCCACTTTGATGAAATCTACAACGTAATGTCCTTTGAACTTTTAAAAGAATATGACATGAAAGGGGAGAAACGCCCCACCAAGGAGTCTACAAGAGGAGAAATCTTCCTAAAGAACGACGACCTAGGTGATTTGCGTCGTAATATCATTGAGATTGAAGCAATGTATCAACAGGCTTTAGGGCGATTGAAACTGTACACTTCCGCAGTGGCGACCATATCTAGAGTGATTACTGTACGAAC